TTGACACCAACAAAACCAAAAACAAGTTCATCCTTTTGATATCCAGGAAACATCTTTTTCTTAATCCTTAATCTTTTTTCATCTGGAAAAGACTCCCATTTATCAGGAGAATGTAAAGTAGGTCTAAAATATTTTAGATTAGGAACCATCTTATTAAGTTTATCGTATCCATATTGAGAATACACACAAGGGAAATCAAAGAAGTTAATCCAAGAAAGCCAATCTGTTCTTACTTTTCTTATATCAAAAGGAAATATAGTACTTAATATTAATCCTTTTTGAGTTCTTATTTCATCTATAGTTTTAAATATTTCAACATATGCCCAAATATCTAATCCTACAAAGATTATATATTTTGCTTCTGTAACTTTTAATGCTTCTATTAAATTCTTTTTACCTAACCTATCCTCAGCAGTAGAACCGAGAATAATACTATAAGGATATTTTACATTTACATCTGTTATAGGGTTATACCCAAAACTATGTAAAGCAAATACAGATGCTTCGTACTCACCCTTTTCTGTAATTTGACGTAGAATTTCATTCATCATTCCGCCATTACCAGAAGTAGAGGAGGGATGGTCTCCAATTAATAATACTTTTTTATTCATTACTTTCTCCTTAAAGGATTGTTTTATCTATTATCTTCTATTAATTCGCACACATCAACGCCAGAGAATCTCCTTTCAAGCACTTTTTTAACCATATAATATTCCCCAGAATAAGGTTGATATCTATCCAATTCTGTTATTCCATAAGAACTAGGAATATATAGTTCGCTTCTTTCAATTCCCATTACTCCTAATTCATCCTCTATTTCAGTATCTGTACCAAATAGAGGTTCAGTCATTAAAGCATATCTTTCTCCAGTAATTAAACTAAAATGTTCTCGATATTCGTATGTGTCAGGATCTCGTATTTCTCCGGAAGGTCTAAAAATCTCCCCAGATACATTACACTTATAATAAACACTTTGAATTTCATACGGTGCATTCTCAAAAAGTATAGGCGTTTTACCCATTACCATATAATCGTTCCCCATTGCATCTAAACGAACAATACCGCCAACAACTTGAGCAGTATCATACGGAAGGTATGCCTCTAAAAAGAACTCCTGAATAAAAGGCTTTGTAACTTGAGAATTAGCTTCGTAATCTATATATTCTGTAGTTCCGCTAGGATCAATTAAACTAGTCGCAGTACCTACTTCTATATACGCCTGCTTTACATCTATACCTACAGACATTAATCCGTTTCCTTAGGTGTAAATTCAACTACATTATCGTCCATATAAGTTGTATCATTTCCTACAAGATCTGATGAAAACCCAGCATCTATTTTAGTACCAAACAAATGAGCTTTATTAAGACCGCCAATAAATTCTTCTGGATGTTCAGATTTAGCATAAAACCAATCCCTATCCATATCTTTTATTGTGGCTCTATAATGCTCCCAACGATGTTGTAAATTTATTTGTTTAATTTTAAACTTATGCTGAGACTCGGCAAGAAGATAGGAATATAAATATCTCTTAGCTCTTTCCTTTATCCATAGTTCTCTAAAACTAGTAGCAACAGGAAAGGTCCAACCAGTTTCTCGACTAGCATCATCACACGCACTGGAATAATGAGCATCTTCGAGATAACTGGTCAAAGACTTAACCTCCGCCTTAATTAAAACAATTACTTCTGCTTTAGTTAGGGACATTTCTTCCTCTTCTCTTAGGTACGCTTTGTTTCTTCTTTTTATCTGAAGAAACTATGTTCTCGGTTTTTACTTCTTCTTCTACAAATTGAGGTTTGCTAACAAAAACTTCTTTGTTAGAGGAAACCTCTACGGAAGGATCTAACTTCCGTAGAGTTCCTGTTTTTTTAGAGAGTTCAATTCTTATTACATCGATAATATCTTTTCCTTTCAAGATACGACCTTTAATATAAGTTCTATTGAGCCCTCTACCTAATTTTACTGTTTTCAATACTTCGATTCGTTCCATCGATTGTTCCTTTCAATTAAGTTGGTAATATTGGTTCACGTTCTACCGTAACACAAAACCCTTGCATTTCAGTATCGGGCGATGTGCTAACAACAGTGGCAGTATACGATATTGTATCATTACGAGTATAAGTACGATTATCATCATCCAAATCAGCAACAACAATACCGTCCCATTCCCCTGATACTAATGTACTTCTTCTACCACTACCTTCACCACTAGCATATGTCATCGAAGGATCAGTAGTACATACAGATGTGCCATTAATCATCACATCAACTGAGACACTTAATGCAACATCCTCTTCCTGATCACCTGCCGCTAACATGAAGTATACTTGACGAATTTTACCAGCACTCTTCATTACACCCATACCTACATTTGTAAGAGTAGCAGTTAAATCGCCTGAATGATTAGATACAAGATCTGAATAATCATAAGCACTTACCTCATGTCCGAATGCAACGGTTGGCGGTACTAATTTTCTAGAATTTTCTGTATAAGCCATAATCTACTCTCCTTTCCATTAAGCTACGGTTAAGGAGTAGATAGCGTCCCTGTTATAAAGCACAGGTAAACCTTTATCCTGTACACGGATATAAACACCATCCGGATCCCAAGTTTCATGACTATCAGTTTGCATACCATAACTTCTACCAAGACCAAAAGGCGCCTCAATATATTCAGCAATGGCTTGACCTTCAACTGTAGGTGCAAACATACTAAACTGATCGTCAGGTATATAACGCTTGTTCATACGCACATAATCTCTACCAGCTCTAAAAGCTACTGAAGGACCTGCCACACATGTAACGGTACCTGCTTCTACTTCAATCGACTCTATCACTTCATCCTCATAAGTACCATCAGCACCATTGACAAAGCGTATAGTTCCGCCTACTTCCCAATCTGTAACATCGTCCACACTAATGGAATAACTAGCTCCACCAGCGGCAGCTACAGCCGCAGTAATCCAGGATCTTACTTCATACATCTCATCATAAACAATAATTGATGGAATGTCGAGCAGATTTGCAAGAACATTAGGATTGACACCAACGATATTATTTCTATTTCCAGAAAATAGATCGCCATTACCAAAGGTAGACTTCTGCAATAATGAAAGTATTGATGCATCTCTGCCCAAATATTCAAGGACATAAGAATTACAAATACCATACTGGATCTTTCCACCATTTGCTTCAGCAATTACTCTCTTACCGTCAATGATATCGCCCATGATATCCTTACTTGCTCCTGTACTCCACAAATAATCAGCACCAAGTGTTACTACATTTTCAGAAGGTAGACCATAATCTACTGAAAGTTTAGTTCCTCCTTCTGCTAAATAAGAAAAAGAACCAGAGAAGAGCATTTTAGCAAACATCCACTCTTTTCTTCGTCTTGATCTATTGCTTAAACCAATCAACTCTCTTGACAAAGTTGCTTGTGAAGATTGATAAGATGCGAGGGTTCCTGCTTGTTTCAAATTATTTAGGAACTCTTCATCAAAATACATCTTTTCTTTCCAATAAGCACACTCTGCTGTATGTTTGGCTACACCGAATGGTGAGGTCAACGGAGATGAACCTCCTGGAGGTACAAAAGGAGCCATACCCCTTCCGCCTCTCTGACTGTGCCATCCAATGGAACTTGACTCTGACTTCTTTGACCCAAACATATTACTTAACATTGTATCTACAGGAGTATTATATTTCTCCATAAACCTGGTCAATGTTTCTAATCTTAGTTCAGGTATTAACGATTTTCCTCTAGGCATGTTTTATTTCTCCTTTCTATAGTACTATGAATCTTGATACAGCTGTAGCAGATAAATCTGTTATGGAAGCCGCATCAATGTTTGCAAGAGCGCCTGTATACAAAATGGCGTTCTTAATTATAAGGGTAGCATTTGCCCCTTTGGCATCTGTACCTGTTCCTGTGTCAACATCCTTCTCTAGTACACCAATAGCATCTGACCAATAATTACCAATAGCACCAGCCATAAGAGTGATGTATGCACTATGAGCAGTAGTATAATCTGCCCCAGTACCTGTAGTAAAAGTTATCTTTGCTCTCTGGCGTTCAGTAGTTCTATCAATAGCAGTGATAAAACTAAGATCCTTAGCAGACTGACCACTTGATTCAATGGTAAGACTATCGCCAACAGCAAATTTCCAACTATCTTCCTGTGTAATGTAACATACAGATGCAGAACCTGTATCTGCCACAACAAATGCTCTAGCAAATGGAGCCACATCTCCTGTATAAGTTGTAGGATTATAAGGTACATAATACCCGGTCGATACAGTAGCTAATAGAACTTCAGATAACAAAGTTCCCATTTCTACTATACCATAACCTGATCTCAAAGTAACAGGTATTTTCAAAGCCGCATCGGGATTTGAAAAGTACAA